ACTGGAAGTTCAGATTTAAGGCTTTCTAAGGCTTCTTTAGACCAAAACCCTGGCCAAAGAGGAGTTCCTGACGGCAAAATAGCCGGAAAATCAATGATTTCCCACTGATCTACCCCTTCTTTTACCTGATTCTTAAGGATTTGACCCGTCAAATCCCTCTTAGACCACCTTGTCATCACAATAATGATGGCTCCCCCCGGCTGTAAACGCTGCCGAGGGCCAGATGTATACCACTCATATACCTGATCAAACACCGCAGGGTTACCTTGTTTAGCCTCCTGCTCCGAATGAGGGTCATCTATGATTAAAAGATCAGCCCCTTTACCTGTAACAGCGCCGCCAACACCGATAGCAAAGTAATCGCCACCCAAGTGAGTGTTCCATCGTCCAGCAGCCTTACTNTCTGACGATAGCTTNGTGTNAAATACTCTTCCATAAACATCCGATGAAACAAGGTTCCTAACTTTCCGTCCAAATCCTACGGCTAATTCTGCGGTGTGAGCTGTCTGAATGATCTTCTTTTCCGGAAACTTACCCAGAAACCATGAAGGAAGAAGAAACGAGGCAAATTCAGACTTGGTATGCCTTGGAGGCATATTAATGATCAATCTCTTAAGACTTCCGGCGGCTACACGCTCAAACGCATCAGCCATGATCTGATGATGCTTACCCGATATAAACACAGGCCACATCTGAGAAGCAAAGAAGATAAAAGACTCTTTACATCTCTCTACCCTATCATATTCTAACAACTGCCTAATCTTGTTTTGCTCATTCTCATCTACCCTATCCACTATGGATAGGTAGTCGGCTATCTCTTGCTTAGTCAGCAATGTCATAAAGCAGCCACGGCTCTTACNGATCTGTCCGTCACTCTTATACTGCGGGCTTTATGAGGCTTCATGGCTATCTTGCCTTCGTCTATCAACTTATGCACTACNCTGTGTATATTGGACTTAGANTGCTTATTCACCCCACGGGCTATCACAGAATAAGACGGCGCTACACCATGCAACTTAATGTAAGCCTTGATAAAGTCCAATATAAGCTGATCCTTCTCAGTCATCGCTAATCCTATTGTTTAAACATACAGTAGTTTAAACGTATTACAGAACGTTCACAAGCCTTTTTTGAAAAATATATATACCCCCCATGTTTAGGAATTGGTTTTGGGGTGAGAACGTTCTATTTGAGGGGGTGGGGTATTTGTTTGTTGGGATTAGAGCGTACAGGCTGGCGGGGTGGTCGCTGGCTAGGGATGGGGGTCGGGGTATAGTGGGTCAGCGCCACAGCCGTTTACACATCACACCTGTTTACACCGCCATGCGTTTACACGCCTCAGCGCTCATATGACAGTAGATGCTTTGAGGGGCTTGACGTTGTTGAGCAGTTTCAAGTGAGACGCAAGCTCACGCTTAAGCTCGTCAGGTGTTGACTGTTTGACCTCTGTTTGAGTCTTGTCAATGAAGAGTCCAACAGACTTGCCTAGTAGTTCAAGTGCCTTTAATTTAGTGCCTTCCTGCTTGGCCTCTTTACTATGTGCCAACAGTTGCTTAAGAACATAGCGCTTAGTCCCTGCAACGTCTTCCGACAAATGCTCGATGGTTTCTTCGACACCCTCATTGACGATTCTCTTGATCCTTACATCCTTGGCGAGCTTTGATGCATTTGCCATGACGCACGCATCGGTTGCATTGCTATTTGGATAGCTTTCCCTGTAGGCGACTTTCAGTGTCGCCCCTCGTATAAGACAGTTTGCGAATGCCATCTGCTGTGCCGTCAGTGGACGTTCTCTCTTGTGCATTGATCCCACCACTTGTCCGTCTATTCGCACCCGTGGTTTGTCTGCGAGCATTGCCATTCTTTCAGCCTCGCTCATCTGCCCCTCGTTTGAAAATTCATCGACTGCATCAAGCTCTTCGAGCTTTGCGAGATACTCGTCTGACGTTGTTCTACTCATGTTTAAACACTCCATCTAGTAATATGATCCAACACTGACTAACCCTGATTGTAATCACAGTGTCGTTCTTGTCAACAGCTTATCCACACCTGTGCATAAGTCCAAGGTTATCCACAGGATGTTATCAACAGGTTTTCTATACAGTACCACTTATCCACTGATTACACACAGTTTTATGCACATTACAGTATTAGTATTCATTGCCTTCAATTTACCCTCATATTCTAAACCTATAGTACACTAAAATGCCATGTAATACTTTGGTTTCTGATATCCACTAGGATCGCCCAGGTGCGTTCAAAAAAACTTTTTAATAGTAAGATGGCCTTGACCCCTTTCAGACGCTTGTAGAGCCTTAAAATCGGTCTGATTATGTTAAGTTTTCAGTGCATGGCACACTATATGCTTTCCGCTGAAATGAATACTTAGATACACAAACCGCAGATTGCATCTGCTCTAATACATAAGGCTTTGAATTGACTTTCAATTGTAAAGTTATATAAAGACACAATATTAATATTATCTTGTCAACCGATAGTGATAGCATTGCGTTGTAGGTAGGTAAGGCAATTAGTTTAAACACAACAAAGGAAATCAAATGCAAAAAATCACTCATAAAACGGCTAATAAAATTGCAAAATCTGTGCTCACTTTATTGCATCGTGTAGACCCTCGCACTATAAATATTGAAGATCAAATTAATGGGCATTTAAAAGATATTGGGCTTGGATGGGTTCTTAAAGACGGAACTTATATTGATGGGGTTTCAATTCAATCAATAAAACAATTAGCTCAAGATATTAGATCAAACGCAATTGAGAAATTCTAAGGACATTTCAGCGTTAAGGGCTTTGCCCTTAGCAGTGCAATGTCGCACTACTTTAAAGGATCATTATGTCTACTTTGCGAGAAGAGTACCTGACTGCACTCATTCAAGAATTGCGTCCCATGTTCGATCTGTACGGGTCACCCTTACCACAGGCCATCCGCATTACCTGCGGTTTCCCCCTCAATGCCAAGCGCTCAAGAGCTATTGGCGAGTGCTTTCCCTCGCAGAATTCTGGGGACAATCACTATGAGATCCTCATCTCCCCCGAACTCGCCGATCCTCAAGCAGTCGCTGAGTGCGTCATTCACGAACTCTGCCACACTACCGATGGGGCAATGAATCATGGAGCAACGTTTAAACGCATCGCTGACGCTATGGGTCTTGTACCCTCGGCAACACGGGGATACAAGTCAACATCTGGTGCGCTCGACTTCATGTCCCGCTATGGTGAAATCATCCGATCACTGGGTGACTACCCTCACGCCACGCTGTCTTACTCAACACGAAAAACCCAAGGCACAAGGATGCTTAAGGCAATGTGCGGTTGTGGTTATACGATTCGACTCACTGCTAAGTGGGCGTTTGACAAATACGGCAATGCCCGTCTTCCAGTCTGCCCCATCGATGGGCAAGCTTTAATCTTGGTTTAAAGGGGTGATCATGGGGACAATGAATAAACAACAAATGGTCGTGTTGCCGTTGGCAACCATACAAGGGGCTTACGTCAAGTTTTCAGGCCAGACCCCGACTGACAAGTCGGTCATGATCCAATGGCTTGACGGGCAGATCGAGTCGGGTCTACTGACCCTCGACAATGTCAGGCAGTCACTGCCCTTTGCCCCCGCCACAGTTAAGTCCAACCCTGCGGTCGAGGCGGTTGCCAATGATGCCAAGGCCGTGGCACTGGAATCGGTCGAGCTAATCAAAATATTGCAAAAGTCCATCAGCAAGCAGGACGAGTCAATTATCAAGCTTGAGGAGTCAATCGCTGACATTGCAAACGTGGGGATTGATCAATCGGAGATCACCCGCAAGGTCGAATCCATGATCGACACTGCCTTTGCCCCGTTTAAACAGGCCGTCATCGAGACTGGATCGGAGGCCAAGGTTGCTAACCTTTCCAATGTCTACAAGATCGGGCGGGAGTCGTGCAAGGATGTGTTCGGTCTTGACCTCCCCTTTGAGTTCGATGTCTACAATGACCCCACTGCCCCCGCAATTGACCCTTGTTTTATCTGGACTGAGTCGATCCTCCGCACCCTCGCATTCGCTCAAGACACGGGTCGCAATACATGGTTCGGGGGTGAGAAGGGTACAGGCAAATCACAAACCGCAGAGCAATTCAGCGCCCGCACAGGCCGTGGATTCATGAGGTACAACTTCCACAAATACACCACTGCATCCGACTATTTGGGGGACGTTGGCTTGGAGAATGGTGCGACAGTGTTTAAACAGGGTGACTTCTTGCGTGCCTACACTGCACCCTCGACTGTGATCCTGCTTGACGAAATCACGAATGCAGATAATGGAGAGCTTGCCCCCCTCAATGGTTTTCTCGAACCCAATGCAAAGGTCACATACGGGGGTCGTGTCTGGAGCAAGGCTGAGGGCGTGATCGTGTTCGGTGCAGACAACACACTACTCAATGGCGATGTGACGGGGCGGTATGCAGGGACTCGCACCACCAACACTGCCCTTGCGGATCGGTTCACTGCCGTGGTCAAGTTTACATTTCTGCCCCTCGCCCTTGAGGTCGAGGCCGTGGTCAAGCACACTGGGTGTCACAAGGAGCTTGCACTTCATGTGCTCAAAGCAGTGCAGACTGCCCGTGCAAAGGTCGAGACTGGGGACATCCTCGATGCACCCTCAATTCGGCAGGTGATCGGGTTCATTCAGGCCGTGCCTTATTTGGGCATGACCGATGCATGGGAAGCCGTCATGGTCAATCGTCAAGTCGAAGATTCAGGCATCGCTCTGCGAGGCATTGGGTCTGCTTGTTTAAACGCTGATATCTTCAACAAATACCTAGGAGCAAAATAATGAAAGGCCATACATTCAAAGCAGGGGTCGAGTCGATACTCAACAAAATCAGCGCCAATAGCTCGCTGAAAATCAGCAAGATCGTTTGGGACAATATCCCCACTGCTTGCGTCAATTCAACGGGCGATGTGTTCCTTGCGGACGTTGCAGATGATGCAGTCTTGAGTCAGGCTTTCCTTGACCGCTATGTGGGCTTTGTGATCCATGAACTGTGCCACATCAAATACACTAACTTCTCAGTCATTGCAGACACCCAGTACATGCGCCAACTCCACAATGCGGTGGAGGATGTGTGGATCGAGAGGCGTGCCATCAAGGATGGACTCACTGGTAATATTGCCAGTATCTTCTCCAAGCTTATTAATCAGATGATTTTGGATGCGGGCAATGAGGGCATGGAAGACCCCCGCAATTATCCTTGGCTATTCGCTTGCAGGGGCAGACGCTATTCGAAACCA